GCGATACCCGCCGGCGGGGGGTGGGACGAGAGTCTAGGGGGGGTGGTCGCCGAAACCGCGTCCCCCGCGCAGATATTTATGATGAAAATGAACCATAAAATGGACGCCCCGAGTTGCTTGGCAGATGCCGGAAGGTCTTTGTGGTGTGCTGTTTGCGGCGGCCACGACCTCGACCAGACGCAGCGGGATTTGCTGCTGTTGGCGTGCAAGCAGGCCGATCGGGCGGCGGAAGCTCGGGAGGTGCTGCGGACGGACACGATTATCGGGCAGGACCGATTCGGGCAGAGCAAGCCGCACCCGGCGGTGCAGATCGAGCGGTCGGCGTCGCTGGCGTGTGCCCGGCTAGTGGCGCAGGTATGCGGGGAGCGGGCGACGGAAGCGGTCGAGGCGGAGGAGGATTTCTACGGGTGAAGTACGAATACAGCCAGGAGCACGCTGACCGGGTTTTGCGGTTCTTCCGCACTCAGATCAGGTACGTTGAGGGGCGGAAGGCTGGAAAGCCGTTCATTCCCGAGCCGTGGCAGGAGAAATTGCTGCGCGACCTGTTCGGCTGGATTCGGCCTGACGGGACACGCCGGTATCGGATGGCGTACATTGAGGTGCCTCGCAAGAACGGCAAGAGCACCCTAAGCGCCGGAATCGCCCTCTATCTGCTTCTGGCGGACGGGGAAAACCGCCCGCAGGTGTATTCGGCTGCCGGCGACCGCTCTCAGGCTCGGGTCGTGTTCAATACCGCCCGCGAAATGGTGCTGGCTCACCCAAAGTTACAGCAGGTGGGCGACCTGCGTCAGTACGAAATCCGCAACATTCGCAAGGGCGGGTGGTATGAGGCACTGTCGGCGGAAGCAGCCAGCGTGCACGGGCGGAGTGTTCACGGCGCGATCTTCGATGAGGTGCACGTTCAGAAGGACCGCCGCCTGTGGGATGGTCTTGTTACTGGCATCTCGGGTCGAGAACAGCCGTTGATTATCGCCATCACTACGGCTGGACACGACCGCTCGTCAATCTGCTGGGAACTGCACCAGCGGGCCAAGGCGGCGATAGCCGAACCGGAAGCCGACCCGTCGTTCTACGGTGCGATATGGGGTGCTGAACCTAATGAGGATTGGACCGACGAAGCCGTGTGGGCCAAAGCCAACCCAAACCTCGGCATCAGCGTCAACATCGAATACCTGCGGGAGATGTGCCAAGCGGCGAAGGACAACCCCGAAGCCGAGAACACCTTCCGCAATCTGCACCTCGATCAGTGGACGCAGCAGGCCGTGCGGTGGATTCAGATGCACCTGTGGGACAAATGCCGCCGCGACTTCGACGAAAGCGACCTGGAGGGGCAGTTGTGCTTCGCGGCGATTGACTTGGCGAGCACGCGGGACGCTACCGCATTGGCGCTACTGTTCCCGCAGGCTGGCGGCACCTATCGCGTGCTGCCGTACTTCTGGATTCCCGAGGACAGCAAGAGCGACCGGACGCACCAGGACCGCCGGCAAATGCTCAATTGGGCGGCCAAGGGGCTGATTCGCACCACGGAAGGCAATACGGCGGACCATTACAAGATAGCCGCGGACCTCGCAGAGCTTCGCGAGCGGTTCGACATTCAACTCTGTGCGTTCGATCCGTGGTCGCCATCGCTGCCGTTCGTGCAAATCTGCAAGAACGAATGTGGCATGGATGAGACATGGTTCCGTGATTTCAGGCAGACGCCCGGCAATTACTCCGCGCCGTGCAAAGAATTCGAGCGTCTGATCTCGTCTGAGCGGCTTCACCACAACGGAAATCCCGTCTTGCAGTGGATGGCTGGGAATATCGCCGCGTGCCGGGACAACAACGACAACATCAAGCCCGACAAGAAGGCATCCGCCGACAAGATCGACGGGATTGTGGCGACCATCATGGCCCTCGGTTTGGCAATCGTGGAGCCGTCGAATGAATCTGTTTACGCCCGCGAGCACCGCGGGTTCCTGACGATTGGTTGAGTGTGTTTGTTTCCTGTCACTAAAGGAGTTTCACCATGTCAACGACTACTACTGAAACGCTGCGTCAGAAACTGGAGACCGAGGAGCGGACGGCTCGCGAGAAGCTGGAGCGCGAGAGCGTCGAACGTCGGAAGGCAATCGCCGAACAGGAGGAGAAGGAACGTGTTGCCGCCGAGAAGGCTGCCGCTGAGAAGAAAGAGAAAGAGGACGCCGAGGCTGCAAAGGCGGCGGCTGATCGTGAAGTCCGGTTGGCTGGCAACCCGGCAAGTCACGCCCTGATCGAAGTGTCCCGTGCGTTGCGGGCGCAGGGCGGATTCAACGACCTTGCAACGGCGGCGGCGTTCACCGCGGCAGCCGACCAGCTTGAAGGACGTGCCGACCAGATTGCCGGGCCGGACAAGCACGCCAGACACGCCAAGGAGTAGGGATGGACGTTGAGGATTGGCTGTACATTACCGGCATCACGTTGATTGCCGTCGGTGCAGGGTTGTTCCATCCCGGTGCAGGGCTTACCTGTGCCGGGATGGGACTCGCGTTCCCGTTCGTACTTTCGATGGTCCGCCGGCCTCCGGGGCCGCCGAAGGGGGCAGAAAAGAAGTGAACAGTCAGATAGAAAAGGATCGGAGCAACCAACAGCCGCACATCGGCCCGCGTTGTGAGGCATGCGGGAGGTTTCTCGAAGGCGGCGTTGGGACAAGGAGTCGATTCCAAATCATCTACATGTGCCTTGAATGTCTCGGGAAGAAGGACTTCGGCTGCGTTCAATTCGAGGACAAGGGGCAAACGTGAAACTATTCGCACCGAAAAACGTCAGTTGGGACATGCGCGACCCGGAAAGCGGCTGGCGGTACATGGGAGGGATGCCAACCGTCACCGGGAAGCGTGTCAGCGAGGAAATGGCGTTGACGTTCGCCCCCGTCATGGCGGCGACGCGGATTATCACCGAGGCCGTGGCAAGCCTGCCGCTATCCACGCTGGAGCAGGTGGACGAGCGCACGAAGCTTCCGGCCGTGAATCACCCGCTTTGGACGGTGCTACACGACATTCCGAACCCGGAACAGGACAAAATGTCCTGGTTCGACATGCAAGTGATGTTCCAGGTGAACTGGGGCAACGCCTACGCGGAAATCCAGCGCGTCGGGCAGGACATCGTAGCCTTGTGGCCGATTCACCCGTCGCGGCTTCCGACGTGCAACATCACGCGGAACCCGACTTCACCACCGGGAATCTACCAGATTCGTGCCGGCCAGCCGGGGGAAATCGTCTATTGGGTGCGAAACGACGACGGGACGCTGACGCCGATTCCCGCATCGGACATGCTGCACGTTCCCGGCATCCTTTCGACGAACGGCATCACCGGGCAGTCGATCGTCCGGTACGCGGCGAACGCCATCGGGATTGGCATGGCGACCGAGGAGCACGCCGGGGCGTTCTTCAAAAACGGTGCGTCGTTCAGTCTGGCGATTGTGTCGGACAAGATCGTCGGGAAAGAGGCGGCCGCACGCCTGCGGGAGAGTTGGCAGCAGACTTACGGCGGTTCGGGCAACAGCTACAAGACGTTGATCATGGAAGACGGCATGAAACCCATGCCGCTCTCGACGGAGCCGGACAAATCTCAACTCACGCTCGCCCGGCAGTTCAGCGTTAGCGAGGTGGCACGCTTCTGGAAAGTCCCGCCCCACATGATTGGGGACCTGTCCAAGGCGACTTTCAGCAACATCGAGCAGCAATACCTCGAATTCGTGGTGCAGTCGCTCGGCCCGTGGGTTCAGCGGTGGGAAAAGGCGATGTTTCGCCAGCTTCTGACGCCGGAGGAACAGAAGCGGTTTTTCTTCCGGTTCAACATGAACGCCATGCTTCGCGGCGACACCGCCGCCCGTTCGGCGTTCTATTCGGCACTGTTCCAGTTGGGAGCCATCAGCCCGAACGATATCCGCGAATTGGAGGACTGGAACCCGGTTGAAGGCGGCGATACGCGGTTCATCCCCGGAAATAACCTGATTCCGCTAACAAAAGCCGTCGAGATGGCGGATGCCCAGATAAAGAAGCTCAGCGAACCCGCCCCGGCACCGCAGGCACCCGGAAAGCCGCCTGAGAACGAACGCGACGACCTCATCAGGATTCTCGTGGAACGTCATACCGCTACGCCTGAACCGCTCGATTTCACGACGATTTTGCAGAGAATCGACGAAATCCCAGCGAAAACCGTCAAAAACCTGCCTGCACCGCCGGAAATCGTCCCGCCAGACACGTCGGCGCTTGAAGCCGTCGCCGTCCGCGAGGCCAAGGTCGCGGACGAGCGTGCGGCACTCGAAGCCCGCTTGCAGGCGGAACGCGAGACGACTGACGCCGTGCTGGCTCGGGCGCTCAAGAAAGGCATCGACGGACTGGCGTCTCGCGAGGCGAAGGCGCTTCTTGGCGCGAAAGAACGCACGAAACTGCTGCCTGACTGGCGAAACACGTTCTATTCCACGTTTCGGAAGATTTTCGAGCATGAATTGGGCGAATTCGCGCCTGAGTTCGAGCGGTGCGGCGTCATCCTCGACCTGCCGTGGGCGGCGGACCTGTACGTTTCGGAGTCCATCGGCGACCTGAAGAAGCTCGACCAGTCGGCGGCGAACGGCGATTACGATTACGTCAAGGAATGCACGCAGAACCTCGTCAAGACAATCTGGACGAATCGCCCGCAGATGCTGTCCGAGGCTGTGATTGAACGCGGCAAGCGGCTCTTTTCGGAGCGAAACGCACCAAAAACCACGAAAGGCGAGCCATGCCCGGCAAAATGATTGAAATTCTCCTGTCCGCCAAGGCGCAAGAGGCGTTGAGTTCGCCGACGTTCCACCTGGGGTTCAAGAATGCCACGGGTGACGGCCCGGCCGAGGTGCTGATATACGGCGAGATTGGCGACCCGTACGCGCAGGGCGACGCGAAGGGCATGGGGCAGTTCCTGCGTGCTAACAAAGGCCGCGCAATCAACGTCAGGATTAACTCGCCCGGCGGGCTGGCATACGATGGAATCACGATCCACAACGCCCTGGTGGCACACGACGGGCCTGTAACGACGATTGTCGAGGGATTGGCCGCGTCGGCGGCCTCGATCATCGCAATGGCTGGCAAGCCGGCGAAGATTTACGAGAATGCCCAGCTAATGATCCACCGGGCACAGGGGAGCGCACAGGGCAACCGCGGCGTGATGCTGGAGATTGCCGAGTGGCTGCAAGCAATCGACGAAGCCATTGCCCAGACGTACCGGGCGAAAACCGGCAAGGGCGTCGAGTCCATCCTGAAGCTGATGGACGGCAAGGTGGATGGGACGGTGTTTTCGGCGAAGGAAGCCAAGTCGCACGGGTTTGTCGATGAAATCGTGCGGATCAACGGCGATAAGAAGGCGGTTGCGTCTTGCACGCTTACGCCGGCGCAGATCATGGAGGCGAAGCGGGTGGATTCGCGGCGGGAGTTTCTCAATCAGGCGTGACTATGTTCCTCTCCAGATTCTTCAAGCGACAGCCGCGACCCGAGGAAATGTCGGCAGTCGATGGAATGCGGCTGAAACTGGCCCAGATGAAAGCCGCGGGCGTCGAAATCCCGACAGCACCAGCGGAGCGACCTGTGGGGAATGTCGTTGTGAAGCTGGGAGAGGATTACGCGGTGAATGTTCTCAAGCAAAAAGGAAGCGGCTCAAATGTTTGACGCACTGATCGGCGCAAATCGGATTTTCCGTGGAGAGACGATCGACCTGCACGAGGATCGGGAACTGCCTCGGGACATCGCTCGAATGTTTCGGCACGAGTCGATGTTTCACGGGGTTGTCATCAAGAGAATCGGAGTGGTCACGGCTAGTGACTTTGTTCGGTGGTCAAGGCGGCTTGTTGCTGTCTGCCTATCGGTGCACCCGGAAATGCAGGTCGAATTTAACAGCGACTTTCACGGTGACGCAGAGTCGGTTTCACTGGAATACTTCAAGGACGTGTTTGACTTCGAGAATGTCACGATCCTTAGAGTTTGCAAGCCGCACACGTCAACATTCGCTTCCGTCAGTTTTCATCGCAGATTGCCACGTGTGATCGAGTTCTACGCGCAGGACGGATACAGATACGGGTATTTGGAAGGAGAAGAAACGACAACCAGCACGCCCGTTGACGGATCAATCGAACGAGCTATGGAACGGGCGATGTTCTTCGTTCCAGGCAGTGCACCTTCTATGAACTGGGGCGTTCGCGTTGGGATCAGCGAAACCATGAAAATCACGGAAGGAGAAAGCGGCTCGTGAAAACAGTCATCGTCACGGGTTCTGCCGGTCTTGTCGGCTCGGAGTGCGTGCGGTTCTATGCCTCGCGGGAGTTCCGTGTGGTGGGGATTGACAACGACCAGCGGTCGGAGTTCTTCGGGCCGGCTGCGTCAACAATGCCTTTGCGTGAGAGATTGAAAGCCGATTTCCCAGAATACATCCACGTCAGTGCCAGTGTCGTCAATTCAGAAAAGCTGAACGACACTTTCGAGGACCACCGCGGGGACATCGTGGCCGTTATCCATACGGCGGCACAACCTTCCCACGATTGGGCGGCAAGCAATCCGCACATCGACTTTTCAGTTAACGCCTACGGAACCCTCAACGTGCTGGAGACTGCACGCATGCACTGCCAGAAAGCGGCGGCGTTCGTGTTCACCAGCACGAACAAGGTGTACGGGGACAGGCCGAATGAGATGCGGTTTGAGAATCTGAAGAAGCGATGCGAGCCTTCTACGTGGGAGCATGATAGTGCGTTGGCCTCCGATAACGGGTTTTCCGAAACGCTCTCAATCGACCAATCGACCCATTCCCTGTTCGGTGCCTCCAAGCTCGCCGCCGACATCCTCGTGCAAGAGTACGGGCGATACTTCGGGATGAACACCGTCGCCTTCCGATGCGGCTGCCTGACGGGGCCGGGGCACGCCGGGGCACGGCAACACGGGTTCCTGTCGTACCTCGTGCGGTGCGCCGTCCGTGGCGAGCCGTACACGGTAATCGGCTACAAGGGGAAGCAGGTGCGGGACAACCTGCACGCGGCTGACCTCGTAGAAGCGTTCGACGCATACATCCGCAACCCGAAGCCTGGGGCCGTCTACAACATGGGCGGCGGGCGGGCGAACTCGTGCAGCGTCCGAGAGGCAATAGCGATGGTCGAGAAGATCACCGGCAAGGCGATGACCGTGCGGTACGACGATACGCCACGGGTGGGGGACCACCAGTGGTGGATTACGGACACGCGGAAGTTCCAGCTAGATTATCCCGAGTGGCGGGTGACGCGGGGGCTGGAAGCGATTCTCAGGGAGATGGTTGATGGCTACACTAGACATGAGACGGCTAACTTACCGTGAGCGTGTAATTATAAATCTGCGGTGTGGCCTGGGGGGTGACGGCTGCAAGTTCACGCTTGAGGAAACAGGGCGTATCTTCAAGATGACATGTGGGCGTGTTCGGCAGATTGAATCAAAAGCTCTAAAAAAGCTAGGGTTTTCGTCTCGGAAAGAATTGGAGGCTGAAATTGGCAACGCCGGGAAAGCCTCTTAGCACGAACGAACGCCAGCGGATTGTCGCCATGCACCGCGCAGGCCAGCCGACGCGGGAGATTGCACGCTGTCTGGACGTGGCGAAGGGTACGGTCAACAGAATTGTGAAAAAATCAGCTTGACAAGGTTTCGTCCGAAACGATTATCGACCTAACGATACAGAGTTTTGCTTTCGCGTGAGTCCCGCTAAGCCATAGCTTCGGAATTCCGCGAAGGAACGACATGCCGCTCAGCGCCTAAGCGCCGGCCGGTTGTCGGCAAATGTTTCCTTACACGAAACCTTTGCCGGTGACTGACCGGCGTTTGTCATTTTCCAGCCGTCACCGGCAACAACCGGAGACGGCAAATGGAAAAGCAATTGGCGGAAATCACGGCCCGGATGCGCAAGATCAACGAAGCGCAGGCCGAAATCGAGCGGGACGCGAACCTCAACACCGAGGGCGTCTTCACCGACGACCAGACCAAGAGCTACGAGGCGCTGGACGACCAGTTCAAGCAACTGGAAGACCAGAAGAACGCCCTCGAAAAGCAGATGGAACTGGTTGCGAACCGTGCCGCCCGCGAAGACCTGCTGAAGCCGCGTATTCTGTCCCGCCCGCGTTCCGGTGCCAACGCCGGCTCGCAGATGACCGCCATCCGCCCGAACGGACTTCCGATTGAAGCCGATAACGAAACCGGCGACCGCGAAGTCCACTTCACAATCCCGGCGAAGGTCAAGCGGATTCGTCCGCAGAACTTCCACGGCGTCAAGGACGGACTAGACGGCGAGCACCGGGCCTACCGCTTCGGCATGTGGGCGTTGTCCACTCTGGCCTACTGCATGCCGCGCTATGGCAACAGCTTCGCCCACGCGCAGGAGTTCGTTAAAAATTACATGGACCCGCGTAACGTCGCCCACGGCGAGAACGACGCCACGACCGGCGGGCACTTCCTGGTGCCGGAAGAATTCAGCCGCGACCTGATCGACCTCCGCGAGCGGTACGGCGTCGCCCGCCGGCTGTTCTCGCGTGCTCCGATGACCAGTGATGTGCTCAACATCCCGAAGCGTTCCAGCGGATTGACGGCCTCTTTCACCGCGGAATCCGCCGCGGCGGCCGAGTCAAACATGTCTTGGGACAATCTGCAACTGGTGGCGAAGAAGATGACGGCCCTCAGTCGTATGTCAAACGAACTGTCGGCGGATGCGGTCATCAGCGTCGGTGACCAGTTGGCTGGCGAAATGTCCTACGCCTTCGCCAACAAGGAAGACGAATGTGCGTTCAACGGCGACGGCACCAGCACCTACGGTGCAATCAACGGTGTCCGTAACCTGCTGACGGACTGCGACGGTGCCGGCACCGACTCGACCGGGCTGGTTGACTCGACAACGAGCAATACCTGGGTGGCGATTGTACTGGGCGACTTCAACAACGTCGTTGCCAAGTTGCCGCAGTACGCCGACACGCAAAACGCCTGCTGGGTTTGCCACCGGGCGTTTTACTACGGCGTCATGCAAAAATTAGAGATGGCGGCCGGCGGTGCCCAGATGATGGAAGTCGCACAGGGCGATCGTCGCCCGCGGCCTCTGTTCATGGGCTATCCGGTCGAGTTCTCGCAGGTCTTCCCGTCGGCGACGGCCACGAGCCTTGTGTCCTGTGTGCTCGGCGACTTCAGCCTCGGTGCCTTGTTCGGCGACCGGCAGACTGCCGCGATCTCGTTCTCCGAGCACGCCACCATTGGCGGCGAAAACGTCTTCGAGCGGGGCCAGATTGCCATCCGCGGAGAAGAACGGTTTGACATCAAGGTCCACGGTTGCGGTACGGCCTCGGTGGTCGGCCCGATCGTCGGACTCACCACGGGTGCGTAATGGAAAGCACTATTCGATTTACGCGAATGTGGCGTGGAATCCCTGTGGGAACCATCAACAGCACGATGGGCTACGGAGTCCACGACGCTCTCGTGCGATACCGCAGGGTTGCCGAGTTCGTCGAGCCTGAACCTGTCGTGCCTGTCGCCGAATCCGTCCCTGAACCCGTCCCCCATGAAACCCGCCGCGAGCGTCGGGCACGTCAATTTTCCAAGGAGTCCTGAATATGCATCCGGCTTTTCGACGCAAGATGACCGTCCTTCTCGCACCTGCCACGCAGAGCGCGGCGGCGACCCGTTCCGCGAACATCGACTGCCTCGGCGTCGATCATGTGGAAATCGCCCTCAACTTCGCGGCCGAGGTGAACACGTCCGCCATCGGGCCGACGATTGCCCTGACCGAATCGAACGATACCACGGCGTCAAACTTCGCCACATGGTCGAGCTCGTTCAGCATCACCGGGGCGGCCGACGCCCTGGTGACGGCGAAGCAGCGGCTGTTCAAGATCGACACCCGCACCCGCAAGCGCTACCTGAACCTCGCCATCACGACGGCCACGCACACCACGAACGACATCATCAACGTCGGTGCCCTTGCCATCTTCGAGCGTCGCGATGAAACCCCCGCCGGGACTGCCGGCATGGTCGGCTCGACGAACGACGTTGTGGTTGTCGGATGACGCCGTGGCCCAGTGGTATCGAGATTCTTTCGCCCCGTGCCGGGTTCCTCATCGGGCGCGGGGCGAATTTTACAAGCCAATTTGGTGAGGACGGATTGATTGCGACTTGGCTGGAAAAGTTCCATCCAGCCAACAAGTGGTGCTTTGAAGTCGGTGCGGCGGACGGAACGTACCTGTCGAACACGAAGCTGCTCAGGTCGCAGGGATGGACGGCGGTTCTGATCGAGGCGGACGCGGAGAAATACGAAACACTGCGGACACTGGCGTCGCCTTCAGTATTTACGGTTCCGAAGCGGATACAGCACAACTCACTCGACCCGATTCTTGAGAAATGCGGAGCACCGAAGCAACTCGACCTCGGCGTGATTGACATAGACGGCTGGGACTACTGGGCTTGGGACGGGCTACGGGAGTTCAGGCCGCGGCTGATGCTTGTGGAGTTCTCTTTCAGGTCAGAGGAGGAAGCCGAGTTCGTCCCGGTTCACGATGGTGCGGGGCAGGCGAATTACAAAGCAATCCTGCGACTCGGGAAGGACAAGGGATACGAGGCACTGGTGAAGACTCACTGCAACATCCTTTTCTTGGACACGCAATGACATATCGGGCGGCTGGTTTCGGTGCGGTTTGCCTGAGCCGCTTGCCGCACTATTGGCCCGCCGCCCGATTGAACCCGAACCTAAGCGGCTCACGAAAGCGGCTCAGAACATGAATGCGATTCTTGAGGTTCCTCCCGATGCCGTCTCCCGAACCGACCGCGTATTCCGCGAACGTCTGGCGGGTGACGATTTGCGCGACCTCGTGCCCGACGCGAAGGTGATTCTGGATTGCGGTGCGGGGCAAGGGTTTTTCGCGAAGTCAGCACGGCAGGTGTGGCCCAACGCCCACATCGTAAGCTTCGAGCCGGCAAGCCGGTTCAACCTGTCGTTGCAGCCGATGGACGACAAACACGAGATTCACCGAATCGCTGTCGGTGCGTTCGACGGGCAACGGAAGTTCTACGCGACGCACGGGCCTGAGTCGAACTCGTGCCTTGAGTTCCTGCCGAATTCCCCGCTGTGCAAGATTCATCGGGTTGTGGGACAGGAAGCCGTCGAATGCCAACGCCTCGACTCGGTGGACTGGGACGCCTGCGATATCCTGAAGCTCGACGTGCAGGGGCTGGAACTGGAAGTGCTCGAAGGTGCCGCCGAACTGCTGAAGAAGCACAAGCCGGTCATCTACACCGAGGTATCGTTCCAGCCGCTGTATCAGGACCACCCGCTGATTGAGGACGTTGATGCCTTCCTCGCGGACCGCGGGTATCGCCGGCTGTACCTTTACGCCAGCCCGATGCCGGATATCTGGGGCGACGCGATCTATGTCCCGATGGATGTGGAAGTCGCCCCGCCGATTCGCCTGAACATCGGGGCCGGCGACACGATGATACCGGGCTTCACGCCGATTGACCGGAAGTTCGGCACCGAGGCGTTCCCGCTGCAATACGCCGACAACAGCGTCGAGGAAATCCGCTGCGTCCACATGCTTGAACACCTGTCGTTTCGAGAAGTGCAGGACGCGCTGGCGGAATGGAACCGCGTGATTCGCCCGGGCGGTCGTCTGCGACTGAGCGTGCCGGACATCCACAAGTGCGTGAAGGCCAGCGAGACGGACGACCTGTGGCGTTTCTACATCATGGGCGGGCAGACGGACGCCGACGACTTCCATAAGTCGGTGTGGGACGAGCGGCACCTTGAAGGATTCCTTGAGAATGCCGGATTCTCGGACATCAAGCGGTGGTCGTCGCAGAATACGGACTGTTCCGCGATGGAAATCAGCCTGAACCTGGAAGGCATCAAGCCGATTGCCGCCGAACCGGAAACCGAGGCGTGCCCGACCGTCAAGGTGCGAGCCGTTATCGGGATGCCGCGTATCGGCTGGAATGACTCGTGGATGACCATCGTCGATGCGTTCAAGCCGTTCGGCATTCCAATTGAGACGCACCAGGGTTGCTTCTGGGGGCAGAACATCCAGAAGGCGTTCAACCGGGCGGTGAAGGACGGAATCGACTGGATTATCACCCTCGATTACGACTCGCTCATCATGCCGGTTCACGTCTCCCGGCTGATGGAAATCCTCGGTACGCACCCGGAGATTGACGCCATCGCCGCGTTGCAGATGCGTCGCGGTGCCGAGACGCCGCTATTCAGCACGGGCGGGAATGTCGCGGATATCGACTGGTCGCCGCTGAAGGTCAACACCGCACACTTCGGCCTGACGATCCTGCGTGTCGAGTGCCTGAAGGACATTCCGAAGCCGTGGCTGATCGACGTTCCGAACGCTGACGGCGACTTCGACGGCGACTACACCGACGCCGACATCACATTCTGGAAGAAATGGACTGCCGCCGGGCACACGGTGTACGTCGCCCCAGACGTGCGAATCGGACACCTGGAATTGCTGGTGTCCGAGTTCGACGAGGAACTAAAGGCAAGGCACTTCCATATCGGCGAGTGGTGGAACCGGCACGCGAAGGCGGGTCACTGCATGCGAACCAAGAAGGAAGATTGAGTGAATGTCTGTCGTCCGAACAGTCGCCCCGGCATTGCTTGCCGTCTCAATCGAGTCGGTGAAGCAGCACGTTCGCGAATCGGGAAACGAATCGGATACAGAGATCGAGCGGGCTATCCGTGCGGCGACGGCGTATGCGGAGAAGTGCCAGTGGTGCCAGTTGGCCGCGGCGACATTCGTCGAGCGTTGGGACTCGTTCCCGGCAGGAGACATCGTGCCGACGAAACAACCGCTGGTTTCGGTGACGAGCCTCGAATATGTGGACGCCGCAGGAGTCACGCAGACGCTCACTGTGACGACGGACTACGTGGTAGACGCCTACAGCCGGCCGGGGCGGATTGTCTTGGCATACGGGCAATCGTGGCCGTCTACGCGGGGATACATCGACGACGTGGTTCTGACTTACGTTGCCGGATACAGCACCGAGGCGAGCATGCCGGACGAGGTGAAGCACGCGATTTATCTTCTCTGCGGGCACTGGTTAAGGAACAAGGAAGCGACCGGCGACGTGGGTGCGGAAATCCCGTTCGGAGTAAAGGCGTTGCTTGGCTTGGATTCCTTCCACGGATTCTTCTGATGCAGACGCAGACGATTGCAGCCGGTGAATTGAACAAGCGAATCGAGCTACAGGTATCGACCGAGAGCGTAGACGCAGCGGGATACGGCGACGTGACGCCGACATGGAAACGATTAGACGGAGTATGGGCCAAGATTGAGAGCGGCGGCGGGCGTGAGTTTTACAGGGCGAGTCAGGTTTATTCGACGATGACGCATCTCGTGACGATTCGCTACCGCAAGGGCTTGACGACAAAGCACCGCGTCAAGTTCGGGACGCGGGTGTTCGGCATCGTCGGCATCGAGAACCCGGACGAGGCGGGCGTGTTGCTGCGTCTGGCGTGCTTCGAGGCGGTGGACGGAGTGACGGCATGAGCGTGTCAATTATCGCGACCGGTATTCGAGAACTCGACGCCAAGTTGAAGGCGTTGCCGGAGAAGGTACAGAAAAAGATTGCACGTTCTGCGTTGTCGCAGGGCATGACCATCATCGCCAAGGCCGGCAAGAAGGCTGCGCCATTGGGGCCGACCGGCAACCTGCGGCTATCCATCGGAAAGCGATTCAAGCGGAACCGCCAAGCGGGTGTGACGGAAGCAAAAGTCGGTATCAGCGTCGGCAAGAGGGCTTCCAAGACCAACCGGGCCGGCGCTCACGGGCATCTCGTGGCGTTGGGCACGCGGCCGCGGTTTCACAAGTCGGGCAAGTCAACCGGCGTCATGCCGGCAAACGAATTCTTCCGGCGGGCGACTGATGCGGTTGTACACCAGGTGCAAGCCAAGATGCTGTCGGTGATTATCGCCAAGCTGGAACAAGAGGCATCGCGGTGATTGAAGACGATGTACGTACCTACCTGCTCACACAATCGCCGATTACGACGCTCGTCGGAACCGACGTGGCGGGAACAATGGCACGCATCTATCTCAACAGAGGGCAGCAGAACATTACGGCGGATCGAATCGTCATGCGGAGGATTGGCACCGGGCGTCAACCGATGCTCGCAAGCGCGATGGGTGCCGGCGAGGCACTCATTGAATTCGATTGCATTGGCCTCACGGCGGCAAAAGCCAAGACGCTCGCCAACACCCTACGCGGGGAGATGGACGGATACCGTGGAACGATGGGAAGCGCGACGATTCACTGGACGATTCTTGACGACGAGTTCGACGACAGCGACGACGACGAGACAGGCGGCACGGACGACCAGCCGCACGTCACGATGATTTACCGCATTCAATTTCTCGAAACGATTCCGACGTTCGTGTAAGGGGAAATCATGGCATACACACCGGGCAGCGGCAGTACCCTCAAGGTCACGATTTCCGCTGCGTTGACCGCGATAGCGCAACTGGAATCGTTTGGCCCGATTACCCGCACGCGGGCGAGAATCGACGTGACGGGACTGGCCGACACGTTTGAAGTCATCAAGGGCGGTATCAAGCGTGGCGAAATCGTCGCCTTCTCGGCATGGCTTGACCCCGCCAACGCGACACACGCCTTCATGCAGACCAGCTACGCCAGCACCGTCAACGAGACGTGGCAGGTGCTGTCCGCAGACACCGGAGCCGCGACAATCGACTTCACCGGGTTCCTGTCGAAGCTTGAATACTGGGGCGAAGTCAACGTCGATCAGTACGTGAAGATCAGCGGGGAAATCACCCTCACGTCGGACATCACAATCATCCCATGAAAGTCCGCTGGACATCGACGGAGAACACGACGCACGAAGTCGGGTGGGAGATTGACCACCCTGACGCTCGGTTCCTATTGCAACTCGGCGTCGCGGAACCGCTGGACGATGAGGCGAAGGCGGCATTTGCAGAGCAGGAGAAGTATCGCGAGAAGCTACGCCGCAACTTGGCGGCAGCGGCGGAGCGGCTTGTCGCACAGACGAAGGAACAGGAGCAAGCCGCCGAGACCGCGAAGCACGCGGAATTCGAGCGGCTGTTGTTGGCGAAGGACGAGGAGCTAGTGAGCGAATGAGTCTGAAGGATGACATTCTCGAACACAAAGACCCCGACATGGAACTGGAACCGATTCCGGTTCCTGAGTGGGGGAATTCCGTCTACCTGCGAAAGCGGTGGAACGCACTTGAGCGGGACGAATTCGAGAGGGATTTCGGCGAGTACTTCGGGCCGGATGCGAAGCCAACCGTAAACATTCGGGCACGCGTGCTCGTCCGGTTCATGTACGACGAATCGGGCGTGCGAATCTTCGCGGATGAGGACGCCGAGGCGTTAGCGAAGAAGTCGGGGGCGGCGGTGTGGCGGATGTTCCGGGAGTTGAGCAGCCGCAGCAGTATGACGGAAGCGGACTCCGAAGCCGCAAAAAAAAACTGACGGAGAACCCGAGACAGCAATTCTACTGCCTGCTGGCGTTGACGCTCGGCTACCCCAGCAAGCGGCGAATGATGGCGGAACAGAGAAGCGAAGACCTGACCGAATGGTGGGAATACTACAAGTTGAAACCCTGGGGGCCGGAGCGTGACGACGCGCGTTTTGCGCAGTTGTGCAATCGGATTCTTGGCGGCAATACGGAGCCGTCGTATTTCGCTCCAGAGGTTGTGGAAGCGTCGGATAAGAATCAAACACAGGGGATGCTGCCCGGCCTAGTGAATCAGTTCCTTGCCGCCGGCATCCCCGTGAAGTTTGCGAAACGGGAGACGTAGGGTGGCAACCGCCGGCAGTATCGTAACGACGCTGACGAACGACTCGCGCGGGTTCAAACGCGGGATGGATTCGGCGCGGAAAGACCTGTCGGGGTTTCAGTCCGCCATCAGCACGGCGAAGACTGCCGTTGCAGGGTTCTTCGCGTTCTCAGCTATCAAGGCCGGCGTTACGTCATTCGCCGGGATGATTAAAGAGTCGATCACCCGGATTGACGACCTCGGCGCGGCGGCAACCAAGATCGGCGTCGGCACCGAGTTCCTGAGTGAATTGCAGTTCGCGGCAGCACTCAGCGACACATCGATTGAAGACCTGAATAAAGGTCTCACGCAAATGGCCCTCATCATCGGCAAGGGCGGCGGTAGCGGCAGCCCGGAAGAAGCGTTCATGCGTCTGGTGGACGAGATCGCGGCCATTGAAGACCCGATGCAGCGAGCCAAGGCGGCGGCCGATGCGTTTGGTGCGAAGCTAGGGCGCAATCTCTTGCCGCTGCTTATCAAGGGTAGAAAAGGAATTGAGGAACTGCGAGCCGAAGCGAGGCGGCTAGGAGGCTCTGTCAGTGAAGATATGCAGGCGAAATTTGGATTGGCTGATGATGCCCTTAAACGATTGGATGCCTCTTTCTCCGTGCTGGCAAACAAACTCGCCAGTGAGTTCGTTCCGCTGATTGTGGACATGACGCCGAAGCTGATTGATTTCGCAGCAGCGCTTTCGTCATCCGTCGTTCCTGCAATCACCGAAACAAAAAATTGGGTTGACGACCTCGTGAATTCAATGTCAGAAATGATTTTCATCGGCGGCAAGCTGGCGGAAGGCAAGGGGATTCGCGATGCGTTCAAAGACCTGAAAGAGGTATCGGACTTCGACCGCAAGGCTGCCGGCATGCGCCGCAAGGCAGTAGAGGAAGATATTGCGAAGCGGATTGCGGAGCGCGTTGCCAAGCGGCCGGAGTCCGGCGGCGGTGCCACGCCATTTCGTCGCTCTGGCGGCGGCGGGACATTCGACATCGGCCGCGGCAAGGATTTCTTCACCGACCTGAAAGCCGCCAACGCACCGCTCGCCGTCGCATCCCGCGAGGGGTTCGACCTGATTGCCCGGGCGATGACGCCGGCCGCGACCAACGGACCCGCACAACAACTTGCCGAAACGAAGAAAACCAACGCGATTCTAAACAAGGTTGCCGCCGGGCTGGCGGGCATCAGTCTCCCCAACGTCGCACCCGACTTCTAATGGCCGTCACAGGCACACCGTATTTGGCGTTCTCCGGTCACAGCGGACGTGACGACGTGACCGGCGTGCGCGATTACATGCAACGTTGGATTGTCTGGGTGGACGACCCGCGGGACGGGGCCAAGACCGTCAAGGCACACCCCGGCGTGCCGCAGTTCGGCAGCTACTATCAGACGCCCACGGAGGTTGACACGCAGGCATTCGTCCGTGACCGGCAGGCGGATCGCATCAGCGACGAATCGGGCGTTTACTGGCACGTCGATATCGACTACTCGACGCAGACGGACAACGGGCAAGGGGCGCTAATCCCGCAGGTTGAACCGCTCAACCTTGCGCCGGAACTGGAGTGGGATTTCGCCGAGTTTCAGGAGATAGCATCATTCTGCTACCTCGACGAAGGGGACGGCAACACCAAGAAGGGGGCGGTTGTCAACAGTGCGAAAGACCTGCACAACCCGCCGCTTGAAAAGGACGGCGGGCGGCTCGTGCTTCGGGTTCAGAGGAACCTCGGGAAGTATGACCCGATTCTCGCCTACACATACGCGAACGTCCTGAACTCCGACACATGGTACGGGTTCCCGCGACATACGGTGTTGATGAAGCCGTGGAAGGCGAAGTCGGTGATTGAAAAGGGGTTGTTCTACTGGCGTGTAAACTTCGAGTTTCATTTCAACTTCGAGACGTGGTTGTACCAATTGTGGGATTCAGGAATGCGGGAGTATGTCGAGTCAGAGAACGAGAAGGGTTTCAAGCGGGGATACAACCACATCAAGGACGACGACGGGAACTTCGTTACGGAGCCGGTGTTGTTGAACGGGTTCGGCAGGCGTTTGGTTCCGAAGGGCGGGATTCTGAAGCTTAACGAAGTCAAGCCGATTGCCAACAAGTTCCGGGTGTATCGGCAACTGCCGTTTACGCCGTTGCAAATCATTTGAGGTGAAAGCATGGCGACACGCACTTATATCGGGGCCGCACCGAAAATCGCAGGGGTGCAGAACTATCTTCTCGCCGGAACGTGGGAAGCTACTGACGTGATTCTGTTCACGATGGGCACCGTCACCTTTACCCTCGTGGCCGGTTCGACAAACACAACGACCATCGCGGCCCTGATGGCAACGACATGGAACGCCTTGAGTGCCACGGCATACCCGCAGTTTTCCGAACTCACGGCGTCGTCGAGCACCGGCAATTTCATCCTGACAGCCGACACCGCCGGCAACGCATTCACCTGCACGATTTCCACTACGGAGACGGGCGGGGGTGCGGCGGACGCCCAGACGATTGACGGCGGTGCCTCGAGCACGGGCACCGTGACGACGGCAAACAGCGGGCCTGGCGACTGGAGCAACGCCGCGAACTGGGCTGAAGGTGCTGTGCCAGTGGACGCCGATGCCGTGGTGATTGACCGCGGGGCGTTCGACATCATCGACGGGTTGAACCAGACGGCGATTGAATTACTCAGCCTGGACATCAAGGCTAGTTTCACGGGAACCATCGGCCGACCGAAGCAGCACCCGAGCCTGTACCCGGAATACCGCACCGACTATCTCGTAATCGCGGCGACCACCATCAACATCGGGTACGGCAGCGGCAACGGCAGCGGGCGTATCAAGCTCAACTGCGAAGCGGAAGCGATCACGCTCAACGTCTATTCGACGGGCACCAGCAAGGAACAGGGGCTGCCGTCTGTGCAGTTCAAGGGGACGAACGCGGCGAACGTCGTGAACGTCTACAACGGCGACGTGGGCATTGCCACGTTCTCCGGGGAAACATCCACGGTGGTAACGCTGCGTCAGTCAGGTGGCATCGTGAATTGTTCCAGCGGTGTCACGCTTACGACTATCGACAAGGTGGGGGGAACCCTGTTCACCGATTCAGCAGCGACGACGGTGACGAACGCCGGGGGCGATGCCACGCTAAACAGCGGAGCACATACCACGATCACCGTTCGCGAGGGGTCTCTGAAGTACAACTCGACGGGGACGATTACAACGCTGACGGTTTACGCCGGGGCTACGGCTGACTTCCGGGGTATCAACAAAGCCCGGACGGTGACGAACGCCGTGGTGACAGCCGGGGCGACGGTACGCGACCCCAACCGCACGGTCACAGTCACGAACGGCTGGGATTTGTACCAGTGCGGGCTATCTGAAGTGACGCTGGATATCGGAGAAAACTTCACGCTTACGCCGTCGAACATCTAATGGCTGAAGGCTACACACTCAGTCGCAGCAACTTCGACCGCGTGCGGCGTGTGGTCAACGCCTACGAACGCGAACCGCGAGCCTACCCGCGTGCGCGAGGCCGGCAGGCGGTGTTTCTGCCGGGGGCCGGGTCGAAGGTCTATCAGTGCGTCTACGGCACACGCCTGCGGTTCGGCACAGTCGCCGATCCTGAAGGGACGCTCCTGGAACCGGCGGTGATTGCCGTTCCGGTGGGAGCGGCGACAAGCGACGACCTTGCGAACCTGCGGCACCAGGACGTTTTCCAGATCCGCGAGGAACTGACGAACCTCGGGGCAATCAACTCCACGGACGGGACGATCGACCTGAACAAGTTCGACACGATCAAGGACTCCGCGAACATCCTCGACATTGTGGAGAACCAGACGGGCGAACGATCGGGGCTTGTGACACTGCGCACCCGCCACACCGGCTACATCGGCACCGGCTTCACATGCATCGGAAACGACACGGAAGTCTGGTACGGCGGACGCGAGACATTCACGGCGGAGTTACAGGAGGTCGCCACGCACGGCGAGGGGATGTACCTAGCGGAGATCACGCACAACCAGTCGGCCATCGACCTCGTGATTATTGAGGATACCTACCGCCTGTACGACCGCATCATCATCCGCGACCCAGAGGAGCGGCAGTGCCTGTACATCCCGAACGAGAGCGAGGTGCAGGTGAAGTTCCCGCTGCCGCCGTGGCAGGACGACGACAACGCCGACGACAGCGGGGCTGATTCGCGGCACTGGTACAGGCACTCCACGCACGGGCTGCTGCCGGTGTTCGACCTCGTGCACACGCAGATTCCAATCTGGGGCAAGGCGGACGCCCCGATACTTGAGGGCGACGACGGCAGCGTATCCGTCTGGGACCACGACGAGAACGGCGCGCTCGTGGACACCGGCGACGACGTGACGGGGCTGGCGATGTTCGGCGATGTGGATGCGAGCGTGTTCCTTGAACTGACGCCGCACCGCAGTTTCTGGTCAATCGTCCAGCAGCCGTGTACGTGACCTATGGGACAACTCGGCTGGAAGTTCCCGTCTGCTGGGGATAGTTGCTGTGGGGAAACCTGCGTCCCAAACTGCACCGACATCGGCACGACAGGCAGCGAGTCAGGCAGCGAATGCTCGGCGTGCGGATCCACCATCATCAACGACACGTTTAGCGCTGCACTTGATTCAGCGTGGGCGTCTGGGCCGGCACCGTGCAGCGGAACAATCGGGCCGAGCGGATGGCGCACCTCGGGGGGAATTCTGATTCCCGGTACGGGCAATATTATTCGCCCGTTCACACGACCGGCGCTAAGCGGATTCTGCGTTCAGGTGAAGGTCACGGTCGTCACGAAGGGACACCCGTTTGAAGCCTGCGGAATCGTTCTCGCTTTCGGACCATCATTCTTTCAACGGGTGAACTTCAGCAACTACGGGCGTCAGTCTTGCACAAACGCCGGCAGTTGCGTTGCCGTCGGATCAGACTTCGCCACGTTCGGCCCGAATCCTGCCGACGGCGACGTTGTAAGTTTCATCGTCCGCGACCAGGGCGGCGGTGACAACGGAGACGGCAGCGTTGATTGCTCGATTTGCTATCAGGTCAACGGCACGACGGTTCGCGTCACCGAAGACGTGACAACGTGCTTCCCCGATCCGATGTATGCCGGCATTGTCGGGAACGCATCGGCCGGATCGCAGACCTTCGACAACTTCCAGGTGCTGACCAATTGACCACTATTCTAGATGGCGACCCGCTGTGCCTTGGCTTCACCGGCTACACGCGAGAGGAAGGCGAAGCGATCCTTGCCGGAACGCACGTCGAGACGCCGGACGCCGACCTCGACCTTTCGTGCGTCCACCGAGGTGCGTTCGTCGAAACCGGGGCTTGCGACCTGTGCGGGGTGAAGGGCCAGCCGTTTGAAATCTTCGCCTGCGACCTGCACAATCGCTGCTCTTTCCGCAGAAAACACAGCAAAGTCAAGGCGTGTGCGGCGTGCCGGGACAGGATTCCGGTTGAAAGTCGTGAACCTCCGGCTTAGGCTATCCGTTGCAGGGCCTACGGAGACACCGAATGCACAGACACCGCCGCGGCTTTACCCTGGTCGAAATCCTCATCGTTATCGGCGTTCTGCTGGTACTGACGTACCTAACCGTCGCCATTTTCCGGGGCACCAGCGGCGACAGGATTCGCACCGCCGGGCGGCTCGGCCAGTCAGCGATTCTCGGGGCACGCGACAGGGCACTCCACGCGAAAGAGAAACGTGGCTTCCGAATCATCCGCGACCCGCAGGACTCCGGCGCGGGGATTGGGTTCGCGTACCTGCAACCGATTGAGACGCTGACCTACGGGCCGCAGTCGATTCAGTTAGAGCGGCCGGACTGGAACGCGAATGGCGTTGTAGACACTGACGAGCAAGACGTGGTTATCGTCCGCGGCTTCGACCTGCCCGACGCCATCCCTCACACCGACTGGCACACGCTGACGGATTTCTTCGCGTCGCCGGCACGGATCAGGATTCCGGCAGGGACCGGGCAATGGTACGTTTTCTTCTGGGCGAACAGCGGCCCCTACGCCCTCAACGCGAGCAACCAGTACCTGCAACTCACAACGCCGTACATCGACCCTGGTACGCCGGGGTTCGTCGCTCACGACCGCTTCTCGACTTTCTCATCCTGCGACATCGAGATGGCTTCGGAGCTTCTGCCGAACCACGCCCCGATTAGTCTCCCGAGCGGCGTTCTGATCGACCTGAACTACAGCCCGGACATCGCAGCCCGCTGGCCGGCACCGGCGAACATCGACATCATGTTTACGCCACGCGGCACCGTATCCGGGTATCTCGCGGCACTGGGGCCGATCCATTTCCTGCTGCGTGACGTTCGGGACATGACCGAGGGGAACAATCCGCACTGGGTCGGCGTTGACAATCCAGCCGATCCGCTTCAGCAGGCACAGAAGCACGAGACGATGATCCTCACGATCTTCCCGCAGACGGGCCACGTAGCGACGTATCCGATTGACCCGACGGACGCCGACGCCAACGGGCAGGCGGACGATTTGTTCCGGTTCGCCAAAATCGGCAGTCAGGCAGGCGGCTGATGCACCTGTTCCGCAAAATCGACTGGACATTCTGGATGAGCGACCAAGCCATCCCCGTCGGCCTGTTCTGGGACCCGCTCGGCTATTTCTTCCTGCCGCGGATCTGCGTCCTGCTGCTGACGACTCTGGCGATGGTTGTCGCGGCGGCGTTCGCGGTGTGGTGCTTCCAGCGGTGGACGGGAATGAAGGTCATCGTGTGGGATTGACGCTGTACGGCTTCGACAGCTCCGCGTCGATAAGCGCGAGCAGCCTGCCGCCGGAATTGTCGGGCGTTACGGCGTAGTCGGCAACGTACCCGCGGGCATCTTGAAGCAGTCCCAGCAGGGTTTGCCCACGTTCGACCAGCGGACGGATGCGTGCGTCGATGACCCGCGATATGTCCGCGATTCCCTCCGCTTCCGTATCGTAGGCGTACTCCGAATCAATCGCGAACGGCATGTGATAAAGCTCGCGTGCGATGGCGACGGACAGCGGTTCAGGCATTGGGGCGATTCTCGGTTGACGCGGGGTGTGCCTGTCGATAATACTTGTATCGACACTAGCACTACCGAAAGGATACCACGATGGCACCGAAAAAAGCAACCCGCAAACCCGGACGCCCGAAGGCTGAGACGGCACGCGGCAGACCGTTCTCTATCCGGCTCATGAAGTCTGAGGAGCAGTCCATCAGGGATGCGGTTCCACCCGGCGAGAACCTTTCCGGCTGGATTCGCCGGATTCTCCTGCGTGAAGCGGGACGCAACGGCGGGGCCTAAATCCAGTTACGTCAATCCTGAAAATCTGAAAACTTTCTTCAGTTTGTGTATTGACAACGGCGATACACTTGATAAAATACACCCATGACACGCAACGAAACACGAACCCAAACGAAAGGAGCTTTAGTCATGTACGAAGTTACGAAGCTGTTCATCGGCGGGATTCTGGCGGGCCTGACGATCGTCGAGAAGACGAGCGTCAAGTTTGCGGTTGGCTTCGAGTGCCAGAAGCCTTGCGGCGGGTCGCCGTACCGAATCGTGGAGGTGCGACGAATCGGGTAGACGAGACCGGGGGACGGGCCACCCCCATAGCGGGAACGAACGCGACACTAAAAACCAAGGAGACACAAATGTACCACCTGACCCTGACCAACCGGAACAACGAGACGACGACCCGGACCTTCGCGAGCCTGACGGAAGCCCTGGAGGTTCTCGACCTCCTCGGACGGACTGGGCTGTTCACCGCGGGAACCATCTACGCCGCGGGAATCGGGATGAACGTGGAAAGCCGGGGGTGGTGACGGGGGCTGCGGGCCGCCCCGGTTGGGGGCGGCGAGACGTATGTCCATAGTTGGATATGTTCGGCACACGCGACACACAAAGGAACGAACGATGACGACGAAAACACTGCACCCCGTCAAGTGGATGATTGAGCGAGCCGGCGACGGGTTCTACGCCTATGGATTTGGCGGCGGATTGCCGAGTGCCGTGACGACCAACGTGTACAACACCGAGGCCGAAGCGCTGGCAGCCCTCAAGGCTGTTCTCGCCAAGGTCGGCCGCTGCCCTGACCCGGAAGAATGCAACATGCATTCGGCAGCGGGACGGGCGCTGAAGGCGGTGCTGTCGAACTGACCCACCCCCCCGGCAAACCCGAACACAGGAGCGAAGCGATGACGACGTTCAAAACACTGAAGTCCGGTTCCCGAATAATTTGCGACAGCACAGACGCTGCTTTCGAGCAATGGGCCGCAGAGAACTATGACGGCTGCCTTGAAACGCTGAAGTCCATCGTTGAGGACGCCGAGACGCTGGCACGACAGGCACGCGATGCACTCGCCGAGTTGCAGGCCAGCCTGATGCGCGTCTGACGCCCCCAAGGAACCCCGCCCATGACCGCCGCCGACAGACAAGAGCGCATCGAAGAAATCGCCGAACTCGCGACGACGCGGCAGCAAATCCGATTCGTCAAGTTGTTGGCGGGAGTTCTACGACCCGTCCGAAATATGCCTGATCCTGCGGGCCGCGATTGAGTCCAAGGTGATGACCCGCTCCAAGGAGACCGCCGCCCCATGACCCCCACCGCAACCGCCGTCGCGGCGGCGCGCGACATCGTGAACGCCTTCGACCGAGGCCAGTTTGACACGTTCGGCGTCGGTGACATCGCCGCCATCATCGACGCCGCCGGGGTCGCCGCGTTGACGGCGGAGCGGGACAGGCTGAGGGAGGCGTGCGAGGCGGCACGGGCATTCTTTCGGGAGCGTGTTTCCAATGAAGTCTATCTTGACGCCATGAACAGCGGCCTTCCTGCTCTGATTTCTGCCGCCCTGAAAGGAACCAAATGACCACGCCCACCCCCCACCCCGCCGCCGTCCGGGCTGCCCGTGCTATCAGCGAGTACGGGAGCCATGGCCACACCGCCCGCGAGCTAGACCGCATCAGGGCGGAAACCATCGACCGCGAGTGCCGCACGTCGGAGTGCGCCAGAGTGCTGCGGGCGTTGCTTTACCCGCCGCAGATGCTGACCTCTGGCGGTGTACCGGCGGATCAGTGGGAGGACTATACGCGCCATCGCCGTGAAGCAACCGAAGCCGCCCGCAAGCTGCTCGCCGAACTCGAAAGGACGCCATGACCCCCACCGAACGCCTCGCCCGCGCATACGTTGACGGCCTGTTCCGCACCATCCCATGCACCTGCCAGGACGCCTGCCCGGAGACCTGCTGCGGCGAGTGCGGCTGCAAGGCGTGTGCGGGCCGGGCGTCGGAGGAACCGGGCGACAGCTTCTCCGGGGAGATTCTGCCGCCGGGTACTGTCTGAGCTTTGTTGTGAAGGTGGATTCGCCATGTGGCCGCATGAAAGTCGCGTCGATATTCGCGTGATTCTGTGCAATCTTGCGTCTCCGAAAGCGGGCTGTTCTCGCGGCTCCCGCGCGTACGTTATGCAGTTCGCTGGAGACAGGAGTCGTGTTTTGGCCCGCTCACGCAGCGGTCGCTGGGTGCAGCTTTGGCTTCCTGTCGAACAACTCGCCAACTTTCGATTCAAAATGATCCCGGCAGATCATCCGCTTTATGAGCGGGTAAGCCTGATCGGAATGCCCGATAGCTTCACTGATTCGGACCTTGCGGTTCTGAATTCTCGTGGGTCGGCCCTGCCGCCGGGCTAGGCGTCGTGGTTGTCGCCTGGCCTGTGCAGAATATCCGACGGGAACTTCCGGTTGATCTGGCGTTCGTCGATGTAGACTTCCCGCGTCATCCGCACGTCGGAATGCCCTAGTGCCTGCTGTGCCGCCCCCTCGCTGGCGAGTGCCGTCAGGTGTGTCGCACAGGTTTTCCGCAGGCAATGAAATTTCCTGTCGCGCCCGTTCGGCAACCCGGCCCGCTTGAGGATCGCTCCGTAGTGGACCCAAAGGTACGACTTCTCGTAGGGCCAGACCCAGACCCGCTTCCGCTCCGGCCAGACGATCCGGCTGAGTAGCTCGCAGGTGTTCGGGTGCAGCTTCGACAGCTTGTCGGACAGCCTGCCCTTCCGCGTCTCGGCCCGGATGACGATCCACCCCTCGGTGAGATCGACCTGTTCCCATTCGGTTTGCAGGACCGCCCCGATGCGTTCGCCGGTGTCATAGAGCACGGCGTGAAGGGAGCAGAACCAATCGCTCGCGGCCACGCCCCCCAAGTCGCCCGGTAGCCGCTTCAGGTAGCGCCACAACTGGCTGAGTTGCTGAGGCGTCCAGGCAACCGGGAGCCGCTTCGGGACGACGATGTCGGGCACGTCAGGCTCGCACACGATGCCCTCGATTCGCTTGCGGGAACCGAACCGCCACGCGGCGAGAACGCAGTCCCTGAACTTGCTGGCGGTGGCTGCCGACAGCCGGCGTTCGCGGACGATCCAGCCCATCGCGGCGGCGACGACTTCATCCCGCAAATCCGTGAGCATCGGTTCCCGCTGAAGGAACCCGGCGAACAGGTCGCAGGCGTAGCGGTAGCGATAGGCGGTGTGCGGTGCGGCGAGGGCGAGCTTGTGGGCGGTGTACAGGTCGCAGAGTCGGCGGAGCGTGAGTGAGTCTTGCATGGCGGGAGTCCGGTCGCAGGGCCACGGAAATCAACGACCAATCCGTGACGATGCGCCTCCGCGCTCCGCATTCCTCTCGCAACCAATCGGCACTGACCCGGCCCGCTCCGCTACGGGCAATCGCCCTGATTCAGTCTGGGCAAACCCGGAAAACATTTCACGCGACTGCGGTTTGCCGTGCGTCTCGATTTCTTGCTGGGGTCGCTCCCTTCCGCTTCGGAAGGGGGATTTTGGGAAACACGACCGCAGATCGCAGACTCCGCGAGGGCTGCACCGGCTAAGCATTCGTCGCCGGCATTCAGGTCTGCGGTCGGTTTTCCCTTGTCAGTTTATGACCGCCTGCGTATTCTAGGAGGCATGCCAGCCGTGTTGCAAGCAAAAACGCAATTCATCACCACCGCCGAGGCGGCCGAGATCATCGGCTGCACCGAACGGCACGTATCGCTTTTGATCCGCGAAGGCCGCATCGAAGCCGAGCCATTCGGCGGAAACACCTGGGCCGTTAAAAAGAAGTCGGCCGAAGAATACGCGGCGATTCCGCAGCGAACTGGCCGCCCACGTCTGCGCAAGCCTGCGTAGTTCAAGATTTTTTCGGAATCCCATTCTTTACGCTTGACTTTATTCACGCGGTAATTTAGAACGCAGTCGCACACGGTTGAATGCCGTCTGCAATGCGGATTGCAGTTGACGAATGCCCTTCTTGCTGGACTCTCCCAGCGGCCGGGCGAACCCCCGGAGAGCACCATGACCACCGGCACGACGGTCACGATCAGCGTGGAGCAGCGGGACATCGACGCGGGCGTTATCGCGGACTGTGCCAAATGTCCGATTGCCCGTGCGGCGTCTCGGGCGTTCGGGTTCGGCGTGGTTGCTCGGGTTCAGGACGGAGTAAATGTTGGCTTCATCGCCGTGCTCGACGCGAACTACAGCGTGGTGCGGATACGCGACCTGCCGCCCGTGGCGACGCAGTGGATGAGGGACTTCGACGCCGGGCGTCCGGTGCAACCAATCGTTTTCGACGTGGAGGTGTGACGCGGTTCTCTTTTCTCAGGAGGTGAGGCGTGACGCTCGACGACTTCAGGACGCAACATCGGATTGACGGCCACTTTTCTTGCAGGCTGAACAGCGCGGAAACGAACGAGTGGTACAGGTTCATCACCGCTCATGATGCCTTCCAGGCACTCTGCATTGCTTGTGCGAACAGGGACAGGGCGATCTATGGGAATGGTGACGTTCAGTCGTCCGTAGTCGCGGTAATCGCCGCTGATCGCATGGTTCACGAGGTCGCGATGGATTGGTACGCGAGAAACATCCTGCCGCGACTCGAAGCGGAAGAAAAAAGGGACTGACGTGACCCCACCAGCATCCTACCCGCCCACGATCGGGGGGGCTTTCAGACGCGGCACGGACAGGTCGCTGACGGGGGCACGGTAGGAGGGGCGGCGGTGTTTCGAGGACACCAGTGGGGGCTTGAGGGTTTCGAGGTTCATTTCACAGGGAGGCACGGATGCTGGTTCTCACCAGGAAGAAATTGGAAGTGATCGACATCGGCGACGACATCTCGGTAACGGTTGTCGAGATTCGTGGCGACAAGGTGCGGCTGGGTATTGAGGCACCGCTTCGCTTACCCGTGCATCGACGGGAAGTGACGCTGGCGATTAAGGCGGAGTTGGAGAAGGCCGAACAGCACCGGCGGGAAACTTTGGGGATGGAATCCAATGGCTAAGGTCGTGAATGAATTCGACTTCAGAGTCAGAAAAAGCAGGTATCCGTGGGCGGAATGGCTCGACGGACAGATATGGAAACTGACGAATGGCACAGACTTCGATTGTACTCCTAGTGCATTCGGCAACGCCGCCTACAGATACGCGAGACGGCATGGAATGACTGTCCGAGTGTGCGTTGATGGCGATGAAGTGCATCTCCAGTGCCGCAAAACGAAGGGGGAGACGGAATGATCCGCATCTCGCACCAATCCACCCTCGGCACCCCGCTCCGCACCGCCACTGACACCGTGCGACTGGACGCAGCGCACGCCAAGCATTCGGCCGTCGGGCGGGGGTTGCTGGGGTGGTTCTCAAAACAGCAAGGGGCCGCAGGTGCCGCGAAATGTAGCACGCGGCATCCAGTAGAGCGGAGCGTGCCGTGGCGGCCCCTTGCTTTTGTTGTCGCGTGGTTCGGCGGCTGGTGGGAGCGGCATGTCATCGCGACGGTGCATGAGGGCGATGAAGGCTGGGCTGAGATGGATGAGTCCCCTCGGCCGTTCGGGCCACCGCGTATTCGCTACTTCGACGGGCTGGAGTGCGACGATTGCGGGAAGTCGATTATCGAGTGCCGGTGCGGAGGAAGCGATGCCTGATCCCGTCACAATCCCCGGTATCGGCGATGTCACCCGCGATCAACACCTCTGCTGCCCCGAGTGCGGCGAGTGGCTTGAGAACGCCGTCGAGTACAGCACATGCCCGAAGATGCATGGCAAGCTGAAGCGATGGCTCGACAGGGCCGCCCTGCGGTGTATCGAACGCGGTAAAGCGCTGGAGAAGCTTGCCCGTCGCGTCAACACGCTGCCGGTCGTGAGGCGGGCGAGCAAGAAGCGGAAGGTTTATTCGACGGATGGCGGCGTTGAGTTGTACCGGCTCAGGAAGTCGAAACTGACCGGCTTCGATCTTGTGATGCGAGCGATTAAACGCGACTGGCCGGTAGCGCGACTGGAGGATGGGTCGGTTGTGTTTCTGCGAGAGGTGAAAGAGCCGGTGGCCAAATGACTGAAGCTGAAATCGACACCCGGACCGACCGCGACTTTTACGTGAGCGTCCGCAACGACTCCGGCCAGCATCGTTTTCTACTTGGGCCATTTGTGACGCATCAAGAGGCATTGGCGAATGTGGATCGCGGCCGAGTGCTGTCCCGAAACGATCCGCAGTCACCGTGGTACTCCTACGGGACGGCATCGACGGATCGCGGGGCGGTTCCGCGTAGCAAGGTGATTTTTGAATGAGGCCCCCGCAGTGTGTACCACCGAAGATTTTCATCAAGTAGGTGGTTCCGGCTTCACATGCCGGACGGGGGTTTTTGAAACGGAGGATTGATGCAGAAGTCGCTCATGGACACGCAGGAATATGTTGGCGTCGCGGCTGCCGCGCCAGAGCAGTTGCCGGCGGTTGTCGTTCCGTCCGATCCTCCCCCGCGTTCGTCCGCTCTCGCGACCATCCGCGAGCACGCGATGAGCGTCCCGGTTGAGACGATGATGCAGGGGCTTGGCGAATACTGGGACCGTCGCAAGGCGTTCCGTGAATGGCTGCTGTCGAAGCTGGTCGAGGGCGTTCACTACGGCGTCCCGCCCGGCTGCGAGCCGAAGGGCAACGTCAACCCGAAGCAGTGGCAAAACAAGCCGTCGCTCTACAAGGCTGGTGCCGACTTCATCGTTGACCTGCTCGGTGCCCGTCAGGAATTCAAGGCCGACAACGAAGCCTGGGTGCAGCTCGGTTCCGAGAAGGGCAAGTTTGTTTACGGCTGCTACCTGTTCTCGAACTCGACGGGGGCGCTGATCGGCGAGGGACGTGGTTGCCGCCGCGTCGGGCAGAAGGGCGGCGACGAAAACAACGCGATCAAGATGGCGATGAAGAACGCCAAGGTCGATGCGGTTATCAACTCGTGGGGGCTGTCGGATTTGTTCAGCCAAGAGGCCGACGAAGTGCAACCGCCGGTTGACAACCCGGAACCGAAGGCCGATGCACCGAAGGTTCCACCACGCGGCAAGCGGCTCGTGTCCACTGACATTGAAGGTCTCGGCACCGCGTTCAAAAACATCTTCCGCGACCGCCCCGAGGACGAACGCGACATCGTCGCATGGATGCGATTCGTCGAGAACCACGCGATGCGGAAGTTCGATTGCCGCAAGGTGTCGAACTGGACTGAGGCGGATTACCTGCGTGTCAAGGCCGCTCTTGAAGGGGGTGCCGTTTGACGGACACTTTCCTTGAAGTCGAACCGCTGACGGTTGTGGATCGCTCGACGCTCGAACGCCATTCGATCTGCCCGGCGCAGGCACAGTTCGTCGCCACGGGCCGCGTGCTCACGTCGTCGCACCTCGCGGAGGTCGGTTCCGCCGTCCATGCGGCGTTCGGCGACGTGCTCACCGAATACGTCCAGTCCAGCGGGAACCTGGGTGTCACCGATTGCGTTGACACCGTGATACAGCAGTTGTGCGCCTCGCGTCCCGATGTGCAACACGACGCGATCCGGGCCGCTCGTCCGTCCGTCTGGGCCTGGGCGAAGTACGTCAACCAAATCCATCACCAGAACATCCTGCGGTACGACGGCGGCGAGGGCGAGCACTCCGGGCAACTGGCGTGGGATCTGGAAGACCTGGGCGTGCGTGTCACGTCTGAGGTGGACCTGCTGCACACCGGCAAGGCGTCAGAAGTCGTCACCGAGATTGATTACAAGACAGGCCACAAACTGCACACTGCGGCGGACGTTGAACAGTCGTTCCAATTTGCCATGCACGCTTGGCTGATCCTGGAGAATTACGAGTCGGTGGAACTCGTCTGCATTCGCGTCTGGAACACGCGGACGAACAACCTCACGTACTCCTGCAACTGGAAGCGGGCGGACCTTTACGAATTGCAATACCGGATGCGGGCCGCTGTCACGAACTGGCTGGCGTACCGCGATACCCCGGCTGAGAAGTGCCCGACGTGGCCGACCGTCGAGAAGTGCGGCTGGTGCCCGGCAGCGGCGTTGTGCCCCGCGGTGCCGAAGGACGTTCAGCGATTTGCGGCCGATCCGCAGGGGCTGGTTGAGACGATCGTGGCAACGCAGGCCAGCCTCGACGCCCTGGAGAAGATCGCGGCTGGAATCGTTGAGGCATCTGGCCGTGACATAGTTACCGCGTCCGGTGCGGCGTTCGGCATTGGGAAACCGAAGGCACAGAGGAAGCCAACTAAATCGCTTTACTCAATAAAAGGAACAGAACCTGATGAGTGATCCTGTCAAGCAGGAACCGAAGTCAAACCTGCCGCAACTGCCAAACGTGGCGGACATGACCAGCGTTCAACTCCTGGACCACATCGAACGCCTGGACGAGTCGCACCGAATGCGGATGCGGAACCTTCGGGCGTTGGCGAGGTGCAAGGCTGACGCTGAGGCGGACAAGTGAGCCAATTGGAACCGGGCGACCGCCGTATCCGGCTGGACGTAGACAGCGTTCGGGAAAGCAAGGCGGAGCTTTGTCGGGTTGCGAGCGGTGTGGGCGATTAGGTCCACGGAACCCGGCTTCCGGTGCTCAGCGGAACGTGGCGAGGAGCCAAGCGGACTGGGCGTTTTTTCAGGTCGCACAATGCGACCAAGGAGGCCGCGGCATGGTCGAGACGGATCGTGACATCGAACTTCGCGTCCCGCGGCATCTGGTCGCGGAATTGCCCGACAGGTTCGAGGCATACGCCAAGCTGCACCCTGAGTGCGCTGAATTCTTCCGGACGTGCGCCCGTGCCTTCCGGGCGTGGTTATCGGTACCCGGCTCTCGCGTGCGTTGTAGCCGGTCGTGGGCGTCCTGGGGGCGTCTTGCGAACGTCTGTCACCGTATCGGGCCGTTCACGTTCGCGGCGTGGCTGTCGGCCAAGCTGGGGGCGGTGGAGTTCGGAGAGGGGGACTGACGTGGCCGGCGATTGGATCAAGATGCGGGCCGAGCTTCTGACGCACCCGCGGTTTATCGCGCTCTGCAACAACCTGATCTATGGGGAGAATCCTGGGCTTCTGGTCTACACCTGCGGGGAGGATGCGCTAGAGATCGGAGTCATGCCGCCTAGTAACGAAACCGTAACGAACAGAGCGTTACGCTGCGTTACGGTGTCTGCGTTACGCGACGTTACGCTAGTAACGCTGCTCAAAACATGGTGCTCTGTAAATGCACATTGCAAAGTTGACGGAGCCGACGGAATTCTGACGCCAGCTTCCGTAAGTGACATTGACGACATAGCTGGATTCGTAGGTTTCGGCGAGGCACTTGAGGCGGTCGGTTGGGTGTCCGACGACGGAGACAACACGCTAATTTTCCCGAATTTTCTGGAGTTCAATGAGCCTGCTTGCCTTCGCTGCAAGCCTATGTCGAATGCCGAGCGTCAGGCGAAATATCGGCAGAAGAAATCGGAGACTTACGTCAACAGCGACAATCCGAAAAGCCGCGTAACGAAAGTAACGAAAAGTAACGCTAGAGAAGAGAAGAGAAGAGATAAAGAAATACCTAACGGTATTTCTAACCAGGGGAAGAAAGCGACGGCAGAGGAAATCTACCAACTCTACCCGAAGCGGGTCGGCAAGGCGGACGCGATCAAGGCGATTGTCAAAGCCCTGTCCCGCGTCGATGCGGAAGTCCTACGCGAGGCTGTCACGGCATACTCTGCCGCCCGGGCAGGTCAGGACGCACAATTCACCCCCAACCCGGCGACGTGGTTCAACCAGGATCGCTGGACAGACGACAGGAGTACTTGGAATGGAACAGTTCGCAGCGGCGGTCAAGGCGGTAGCTCAGGCGGTGGGAACCCGGCCCGCTACGCCGGAACCTATCCCGACGACATTGCAAAAGCCAGACAGCGACAGGCCGACGAGGAAGCCGCCGCAAGGGCTGGAGGACTTCGACAAGACGCTGGTGAAACCTGAACTTATGCACGCCTTCCGAGACGCCATCGTGTCGAAGCGCTGGCCGATTTACCTCTACGGTCCTGCCGGCCGCGGCAAGAGCTACGGCATGGCGGCAATCTACCTGGGTTGGCACACCGAGAACGCCCAGTGGTACGACGTGTCGCAACTGCTTCGGAAGATAATCCGATGCCGGATGGAAGGCGGACACATTCAGGAAATGGGACCAAACGGAATACCTTACGACCTCTACGAAGACAAGATTTTTCGGAAGGTTGCCGATGCGCACCTCGCCTGCTTCGACGACGTAGGTCTTCGGTCGCCGAGCGATTCGATGTACGACGCATGGTACGCCCTGGTCAATTCACGGAAGCGGCTGCCGACAGTCTACACCGGGAACCTGCGGCCGGACGAATTGCACAAGGTCTACGACGCCAGGATCGCGAGCCGCATCACCGAGGGTACGGTCATCGAGCTTACCGGCGACGATCGGCGGCTGCACAAAACAAAGTTCGTAACGGTGTGAGTTGTCTCGGCTGGCGCGGGAGATACAGGAGCAACTGAAGTGAGACGCAAATCGCTAACCAACAGCAATCCCGCCGAAGACCTGGAGCTACGGCACCTGTACCGCGACGCCAACCCATACGACGAAATCGCAAGGTACTTCCAGAAGTGGGACACGCGCGGCTACGTCTCGGTGCCTCATCCGGGAGTGGTGACGCACATGCACGGCTACGATACGACGGCGACTGAGGTGCATCACATCTTCGGTGGCTTCGGCGGAAACAGACGCTGGGACCGGACGTGGAACCTGATTCACCTGCACCAGGACACGCACCGATTCGTCGAGCGATACCACGCCGACGGGATAGCGTTGTGCCTGTTGCGAAAGCTTGAGAAATCTGAATACGACGACGCCGAGGCGTTCCGGGTGTTGGGTAAGTCGCCTCTTGGCTGGCTGGACGGGCAGCGGTGCGAGCACGCATTCGCGGAGTCGGTTCGGCTGCGGGTTCTGGCGTTCGCGGGAAGGGGGGCGGCATGACGACGATTCTGGCAATCGACCCCGGCTGCACCGAGACGGCGTGGATTGTTCTGCGTTACGGGAAGCCGCACTTTTGGGGCAAGGAAATGAACGAGGTATTCCGCCGACGAATCGTCACTGCACAATTTGAGGAAGCGACATTCGTTCTGGAGAAGGTCGAATCGTTCGGGATGGCTGTCGGGAAAGAAATCTTCGAGACGGTGTTCTGGTCTGGCCGCTTCGCCGAAGCCTGGGGCCGCACGTTCCACCGCATCGGCCGCAAGGACGTGAAGCTGCACCTCTGCGGCACCACGCGAGCGAAGGACAGCAACATCCGACAGGCAATCATCGACAAGTTCGGCGGCAGCAAAGAGGCGGCGATCGGGACCAAACGGAAACCCGGCCCGCTGTACGGAATCAAGGCGGACGTGTGGGCTGCGTTGGCCGTCGGCATCACGTACCAGGAGACCACGCCATGACCCCGACGCCCCCCGCGATATGCCCGAAGTGCCCGAAGTGCGGCGACGACGGTTCGCAACGTGGCATGAACCCCGACGGCAACTATCGCGAACGATGCGACGAGTGCGGGGCGTTGATACAGACTCAGAATCGCATCCGCGAACTCGAATCCAAGCTGTCTGCCGCCGAACGCGACATCGCTCGACTGCGGGAGGCGTGCCGAGCTGCATACAAAGGGCTTGGCGCTCCCGATAGAGAGTCGTTTGTATCAGGACGCCTTCCATCTTCTCAGTGCCACCCTCACCCCGCAGGAGACCGACAATGCCTGACCTTGAACAAGCAATCGCCAAAGTCTTCGCACGCAACACGCCTGACTGTGCCGGCTTGATTCGCAAACTGCGTGCAAAAGGCGCATCGAAATCCGACGTGATTCGGACCGTTACGAAATCGGCAGCCGGTAGCACGCTTATGCGATCCGGTCTGCTATTGCTCGTTGATGAAATCTGGAAGGAGTCCGACCAATGAAATTCCGAAAGAAGCCAGTCGTCGTTGAGGCGAATCAATTCCTCAAACGTGGCGAGTGCCCCCTTGGCGTGTTCACACGAGAGGACGGTTCGCATTTCGTTATCACGATTCACGAGCAGGAGACGGAGATTGCCATCGGTGACTGGATCATCATCGAGTCGGGAAGCGATGGCACCCGAGCCTACCCGTGCAAGCCGGACATCTTCGAGGCGACCTACGAAAAGGTGGACGATGAATCCTGACGCGACCCCGACCGAACTCGCCGAGCGGCTGCTGGAGTTGAGCGAGAAGGCGACGCCGGCAGAGTGGAGATGTTCCGAACCGGACCATGCAACCCAAAGCTCAGTTGTGTTCTCGGACGGTGGGCGAATCTGCGAAGTGGCCCCGAAGTGGAACGACTGCGACAGCATCGCCAACCGAGACCTCATCGCCGCCGCCCGCAACGCCATCGAGCCGCTCTGCCGTGCGGTGATTGACGGGCCGCGGTGGTGCGAGACTGACCTCGACTTTGAACAAATCCACGACGGAATCGCAGACGCATCACTTTCGTTCCTTCCGGCGCTGCTCGGACAAGCCGTCAAGACCTGTCGGCAGAGAGGCGTTTTCAAGAGCGATGCGATGATGCTCCTGTTCATCGTCCGGCAGATCGAAGCCCTTGAGACGAGCGAACGCAATCGGGAGAAGCTGCGAAAGTTTTACGCTAATCTCGTTGACGAAAATACAGGCGAAGTTTGTGGAGACACCCATGCCGACTGACCGCAAACGGAAAGCGATGCTGACCCCCCTTCCTCGCGGCATGTCTCGCGGCTTCTACGAATTCATGGGCGCTGGTTGTCGGCGCTCGCACACCGGAACTCCGTTGATGTGGATTGATAACATGCCTGACCTGACCGCCGCCCAACTCTCCCGCCTCCAGAATGGTGCGACGTGCATTGCCGTGCCGATGGAGCCGCAGCCGGAGGCGCGGTACTACAACTCCGACCACGAATACGCCGCCTACAGTGGCTGGATATGGCAACCGGGACCGGGCAAGTATCCGCTGTTCAGATGGGTTAATGACGGCAACGTGAACGAGATTTGCCCCCGCATCGCGGAGTATTGTCCGCTGAAGGAAGGCCAACCCGTCCCCACTCTGCCGCATTTGAGATGGGGGAAGTCGCGGGCGGTGCGGCTGCGAGACGTGACGCCAGTTGAGGAAGCGCTTGGCGGCTGGATATTCGGCAGCGAGTTGCCGCAGGGCACGGAGACGTGGCTCTGGCTGGTCGAGGTGGTTTCTCAAACGACGGGAGGGGAGTGATGAGCGAATACCGACCGGCAACGCTGCGAATCGAGGACATTGAGATGATGGCAACCGGGCCGCATCAAATGTGCGCCGCGGTCGCTCAAGAGTGCCTGAAACTGGGGCAGACGATTGCCGACGTGGAACAGGAACTCACGGACATTTACGCCACTCAGCGCAGGTATCTGAACGCTGCCGATTCAGATTCCGACAAGGCGTATTGGCGGACTCGTGCGGCCGGAGTCTTGGAGGCATTGAACGCTTTCCGCCGGCTCGCCCGCGACGGCGTGCCGGAAGGAGGGACGAAGTGAACCCTTACGAAGCCGCGTGTAAACGCCTTGTCGCGAGCAGCCCAATTCCCAAGATTGTGCCAATCCCCATGACCACGCCCACACCCGACGACACCGCCGCCCTGATTGCGGAGGCGAACGCTTGGACAAAGCAATTCGGGCTGGAACGTGACACCCTCATCCCCCGTCTGGTCGCCGCCCTGGAGCGGGAGACGGCGAGGGCGGATGAGGCGACGAAGTGGCTGAATGACCGTGACGATGGAGCGGAGGCGTTGTACGAACAGATCGACGAGTTGCGGCAGCGTGCCGAATCCGCAGAGCAGCGGGCGGACGCGGCGGAGACGCTGCTGGCTGATTACGCACGCCATAGCATCGCGTGCAATTCGTCCGAAGTCTGCATTTGCGGATTCGACGAACGGGTTGCGCCTCTGATGATCGAGCGGGATGCACGGCTGACGGACTGATTCGAGGGAGCGACGGACCGCACATGAAGACCAAGAGCAAGAAGCGGCGAGTGTACCGGCTGAAGCGTGGCGAGCGTGTCGTCATCGCGGCCGGAGAACCGATCACGGTGACGGCAACCGCCGACTGCGATATCAAGGTGCGGTTTGAAGGCGTAGCTCCGGTGATTCAGGCGGATCGGTCTTGCAATCCGCCGCAGGATTCGCAAAGATAACCGGCGTCACGTAAGTCCTACGCAAGTGGTCTCTGTTCCGAGCGATCTGAGGGCACAACAGCCCGGTTCGGCAGAGATCGAAGCTCATGCAAATCGCGTGGGTTCCGATCTCTGTTGAAACCGGGTTTCCCTTTTGCGCTCGTCGAGCATGATGCCACCCGCCATCCCCTACAGCCCCCGCCACACCATCGGCCGCGTCCGCGACCTGCGGCTGCGTGAGCGGGGCATCTTCAACGAATCTGGGCGTCGGGCATTCCCCGACGACGTGCCCGGCAAGTGGGATCACATCCACGCTCACGCTGAAGCCCGCGTCGTGGCGTTGACGCTGCTGGCTGAGCAGGAGTTGCCGCTGTTCCCGGAACCCGTCCCGCTCTCAGCATCGCTTCCCCACGAAACGATTGCGGCTTCTCCTGGCGCGGTCCTGAGCGGCCACGGGGGCGGGGCGGATTCTCTAACCACGGCGGGGAGGTGATCTTGGACATCTGGGCCACGCCGCTGTTCGCTGCACTTTCCGGTGCTGAGTGGATTCAAATCATCGGGGCAATCGCCGGGCCGCTTATCACGATTGTCACGGTACTTGCCACCCTCAGGCGCGATATGGTCGCTCTCAGAACTAAGCAGGATTCGCTCAACCAGAAGCAAGACGACGCGAACGTGGAGCTGAAGCAAAACACAAGACAGACGGAGAAGACCGCCGAAGTGTTGACGGGAGTCGAGCGCAACGTCGCGAAAATCGAAACGCACTCGAATTCCCTGACGGACAAGCTGGTTGAGTTGACCGGCAACGTGGAGTTTGCCCGCGGCAGAAAAGAGGAAGGCGAGCGAGCAGAACTCGTGGCCAGGACCGAGGCCGAGACACTGGCCAAGACGGCAATCATCGCCAAGGCCGTAGTCGAGGAGCAGCAGAGAATCGCGGCGCTTACCGACGTGCAGCAGGTGCGGACGCGAACCGAGGCGAAGAAGGAAGACGACCAAAAAACTTGAAAGGAGCGTGGGTCATGGACCGCATCGTATTGATTTGTCTAGGCATCTGGGCACTGCTGACGGGCATCGCGCTCGTCACCAATCTCCAGATTGTGTGGATGGGGCCGCTCACGGGATTGGCCGCGTTGATCCTCGGTGTAGTGTGTCTCATCCGGGCGTTTGCCGGGGCACGAAGTCCGTAGAAACAAGCCGGCCCGCCCAGCCGCTTGAACGACTGGACGGACCTGACCACGAGTCGCCAGTGACGACCCGAGGCTATCGAAACATGATCGGCAAAGTCACCAGCGATTCGTAAACGAAAAAAACCGTCCAGCGTCACCACCGCCAGACGGTTCCACCACGACGGAGTTTTCGTCATGGCAACACAAATCGTTCCACGAATCGCGACCTTAGACAACGGGGATTTACCCGTAAGGGCTGGTGACAAGGTGGCGAAGCCGACCGAGAAGCAACTCGTCGCATTCGACTTCGGGCATTTCTGGTCGAGCGCGAGCAAGTTCGGGTTTGCCGGGATGCTGCTGTGCTGGGTGTTCTACCGGATCGACAACGGCGTTTCGGCGGCTGGCGAGAACGGGAAAGAGGCTGTGATCTGGACAGCACAAAACGTCGTCAAGCCGATGGTTGAAAATCAGAGCGATATCCAGAAGTCTCAGACGCGGAGCCAGGAACTGTTCGCCGAAGCGTTACAGATGGTTGGTGAGAGCAACGGCAGGGTTGACACCGGGCTTGGAGCCGTCGTCGATGCCCTGAAGATCATCCATCAGGACAATCAGGCGCGTCTCGAATCCGATGCGAAGACGCACACGATGCTCGATCAACTCATGAAGAAAATTGACCGGATGCCATGACCTGCTCAGAACTGACTACGCAGATCAACATGCTGAACGCCTCGATCGCGGGGCTGAACGCCAACATCGCCACCTACGACTCGCTCATCGCGATTCAGAAAATCCAGTGCATCGCGCAGGACCAGAACCCACCGAACCCGTTCACCTACACGTCTGCCGTGGCCCGGCTGGAACAGTTGACACCGCCCGCCCCGCCTTACGGAGCCTACGTCTACATGGTGCTTTTGTATTCTCAGCAGGGGCAATTCGTTCAGGCACGCGACATGAGCGTTATCCAGCGTGACATTTTGCAGGCGCAGTTTGTTTCTCAGGGTTGCTGAAAGGAAAATCCCATGTTCTCAGCCATCATCCTCGCCGCGGCCGTCTCGTGCCCGCGTGACGAGATCGTAATCGAGCGGCGGGTTGTGCGTTCCTACGTCGTCGAGGAAGCCCCGGTCGTTCGATACCGCGTGCGGTCGTATCGCGTCCGTTCGGTGTACCGCGACGTTGACGATGACGCGATTGTACAAGCGGCAATCGACAGCGGTGCCCGGAAAGTCGAGATCAAGCGGAGTCGGCGGAAGGTGAAGGTGGAGATCAAGCGGTGAAGAATCAAACGGTGAGAAACGGTTTCCTCGTGGTTCTGAGCATCGCTCTCGGATTTCTTGCGGTGGTGACTGCGGCGGAAATCGTGAAGGAGTTTGTATTTTGACGCCCCTCGAACAGTTCGCCATCGAAACGGTGCTGCTGCTGACGAAAGCGTGCATCTATCTTCAATTCTGGAGTCATGTGCAATGACCTCGATTACCTACAAGGGCGTGACGGTCAGTGCGGTCACGGACCCGGCACCTGCTGACGCCGAAGCGAGCACCGGCCCGGACGGCAACGGGCTGCTTCTAAACCGCGACGGGAAAACTGTGCTCATCACCTGGACGGCACCGGCCGGCAGCGGTTCCGAGAAGGCGATAGACATCGCCTTCATCATGCAGATTATCGAGATGATTCTGAAACTGCTGGGCCTGTTCGGAGGTGCCGGTTGACCGCACGCCTCGCACTCCTCACGATACTGCCGTTCATCCTGTCGGCCGGCGATATCGGTGCTGAGCCGCCAGCACCGGCCGCCGACCTCGACGGCCCGGTCATCGTCCTGAAGTACCCGAAGATTTCCGAGGACCGCGACCTTATTCGCATCGACGCCACGGCCTCGGTCGCCGATGACCTCGCGTTCGACTTCGACGACTTCCCTGTCAATTCTTACAGCGTCGAGGGCAGGGTGGCATTCTTCGCCGCACGGCCTGGGGAGCACCGCGTCGGCATCCGGGCAGCGTCTGTCATCGACGGCAAGGCCAAGCAGGAACGCGCCTTCGCGGTTCTCTCGGTGAAGGGCGGCACGGTTCCGCCGCCGATACCGCCGCCGGTTGATCCGGGCACACCGCCTACAACGCCCCCCACGACGCCGGAGAGCCTCGCCACGAGCGTCAAGCATTACGTCAAGCTCGTCACGACCGACCCGGACAGGGCGGCTACAGCGGGGGCACTGGCAATCACCTACCGAACGTGGTCGGTCAAGGGCGGTGGCGTCAAGAACGCACAGGAGTTCGTCAAGGGCAGCAATCTCGTTACCGGCATGGTCCTGCGGCAACTCGGGAAAGAGGACGAGTGGCGGCCGTTCTTCGGGGCGTTGGACATGAAGTTGATGGGCATGGGAATGACGACGGTTCCGCAGCATCAAGCCGCGTGGAAGGACATCGCGACCGGACTGGAGGCCAGCCAATGAGCGACGGCGCAATCCCCCCGCTCCGAGACTTGGCCGACGAAACCTTCCGCGAAATCATGGCGGAACTGAACGCAGCGGCCGTGCCGATCCGGCTTCGCTGTGCTCACGCGGAACTCGCCGTCACCGGGGTGCTCGGGTGGAAGCACCAGCCGGTGACGTACTGCCCGCGGCTGGCGTTGCCGGGAGTGGCCGACTCCGCGGACATCTACCACGAAGCCTGCCAGAAGTGGAACGCGGTTGCAGACGTGGGTTTGACGTTCTCGCAGGACTACGACCGGGCGAACATCTACGCCCGCTCGGGGAAGATTGACGGGGCGAGTTCCACGCTGGCCTGGAGCTACCTACCGCAGAACGTCAAGAGCACGAGCCGGCTTGAACAGCTTTACGACGACGCCGAACGCTGGTCGCGGGCGTGGTTGCTGGAAGTCATCTTGCACGAAGTAGGGCACGCTATCGGCCTGAATCACAGCACGGACAAGAA